ATGGAAACCTTCTTCTTCGCCGTCCCCAACCGAATCATCTGGGACAACTGGCAAAAATTTTGCGGCGAACAAACAAACCCGGGAGACTCGACCGACTTCACAATACCGACGCTCGCAAGCGCCGCACCAGTCGGTCTCGCAGAGCCCCTCGACTACCTCGGGGTACCACTCACCGGAGACATAACAGATCTGAAACTCTCAGCTCTACCGTCGCGGGCACTCGCCCTCATATGGAACGAATGGTTCCGCGACCAAAACCTCCAAAACTCTCTGGGCGTCCCCCTGGGCAACGGCCCCGACGATACTGGAGACCTCCTCTTTCGCACCCTACAACGGCGCGGAAAAAGACACGACTACTTCACAAGCTGCCTACCTTTCCCACAAAAAGGCACATCGGTAGACCTACCTCTCGGCACCAGCGCAGAAATACACGTCAGCTCAAGCGACCTCGGCCGCGTCGACATATTCTCCGTCGGAGAAGCAGCCTACCGCGCACTCGAAACAGCCGGCACATCACTCACCGTTGACACGGTAGTCGGCACCCAGGCCGACGTGATGTTCGCCGACCTAAGCACCGCAACAGCGGCAACAATAAACCAACTCAGGCAAGCCTTCGCAACACAAAAAATCCTAGAAAGAGACGCCCGCGGCGGAACACGATACACCGAAATAATAAAAAGCCACTTCGGAGTCACATCACCAGATGCAAGACTCCAACGACCCGAGTTCCTCGGAGGGGGATCATCCCCCGTCATCGTTAACCAAGTAGCCAACACATCATCCACCGCAACAGAACCACAAGGCGACCTCGCAGGATACGGAACGGCAAGCCTAATGAATCACGGATTTACAAAATCCTTCACCGAACACTGCATCCTAATCGGACTAATCTCAGTACGAGCAGACCTAACATACCAACAAGGCGTCAACAGACAATTCAGCAGAGCAACACGCTTCGACTTCTACTGGCCAGCACTCTCACACATCGGAGAACAATCCGTTCTCAACAGAGAAATCTGGGCAGACGGAAGCGCAAACGACGCACTCGTATTCGGATTCCAAGAACGCTACGCAGAATACCGATACAAACCATCTCAAATCACAGGCATCATGCGATCAGACGCAGTCGGAACACTCGACGCATGGCATCTAAGCCAAGACTTCGCAACACTACCTGTCCTGGACGCAACATTCATACAAGACACACCGCCGATCGACAGAGTCATCGCCGTACCCGCAGAGCCACACTTCATATTCGACGCACACTTCGATATGAGATGCGCACGACCAATGCCACTCTACGGAGTCCCGGGACTAATCGACCACTTCTAACCGGAGAAACAAAATGCCACTCCCAGTCGGCACAGTACCGGCAATCATAGGCGGACTATCCTCCCTCTTCGGAGGGAGACGCCGCAACCGACAAGCACGACGCGAAGCAGCACTAAACCGCGCCTTCCAAGAACGCATGTCAAGCACAGCGTTCCAACGACAAACCGTCGACCTAGAAAAAGCCGGACTAAACCGAATCCTCGGAATGTCCGGCTCCGGCGCCAGCGCCCCAGCAGGAAACATGGCACAATTCCAAGACATAGTAACTCCTGCAGTCAACACAGCAATCTCAGCGCGACGCGCACAACAAGAAATAAAGAATCTCAAAGCAACCGAGCGACTTGTACTACGACAAGCCGACGTCCTGGGCGGACCCGCCCAGCTCGGAGAAACAACCGGAAACTTCCTACGCGGCATACGCGACAAATATCGAAAAAGCACACCCATGCGAGACATGGACTACCAATCAATGTGGGATCAAATCCTCCGAGACATCGGAATAAAAGATTTCCCACACACAGCAAAAAGCCTAAAGAAAACCGACATAACCGTAGAACGCCAAAGCGACTACGAACGCAGAACGCGAAACAAACACCGCAAACGCAAACCCATAAGGAACAAGTAATGCAAACAATCATACGACACAACTCACCACGAAAACGCTGCCGCATCTCGTTCCCAAAAAACGGAAGAACAAAACAATCCTTCCGCGACGAATGCGACATAAACCTCATCATGGCGAAATACCAAAAAACTGGCGCACTCTCACACGTCAACAACTACGGAGCCAACTACGGATTCGCAACAAGCATAGACTTCACCGAAGCAATGCAACTCATCCGAACAGCCCAAGAAATGTTCGACGGACTACCGTCCTCAATCCGAACACGCTTCGACAACGACCCTGCCGTATTCTTAGAATTCGTGCAGGACGCCGACAACACCAAAGAAATGCAAACGCTTGGGCTAATAGCGCCAGAAGGTTCGACTGAGATCACCCCAGACGAACCAAACACAGACACCCCTACCGTTACTACTCCCAAGGAGGAAAAACCGGACAAGCCGGCAAAAACGGAATAAGGTGTCAGTCAGCACAGATACATCAAGTGAACATCTGTGCAAATCGTCGCCTTGGGCGGACTCCAGCCGCCCAGGGCGACCTCTAACCGGAGAACCAAAATGGCCTACCGCAAAAAAATAAAACGCTCAAAAAGTCGACGACTTTTCAGCAGAACCGCTTCGAAAACGAACCGCAAAAACATACAATCCCGACCAATGCGGGGAGGCATCCGCCTCTAAAACAAATGACCTGCTACTCACCACTCACGGGTTACAGGTCAAGAACCCCCGGCAAAAACGGGGGCTTCCAAATCACATTCAAAAAAACCGGAAGCAACGGCCAACTTATTCAAGTGGCTTGCGGACAATGCATAGGCTGTCGCCTAGACAAATCAAAAGACTGGGCAATACGTTGCGTACACGAATCACAAATGCATGAAGACAACTGCTTCATTACACTAACCTACAACAACGAACACCTACCGCACGACGAATCACTCAACGTCGAACACTTCCAAAAATTCATGAAAAAACTGCGGGGACATTACGCCCCGCAAAAAATAAGATACCTACACTCCGGAGAATACGGAGCAACTTGCCCAACACACAACACCGAAAACTGCCACACATGCGGCAAACTCCAACGACCGCACTACCACGCTCTACTCTTCGGACTCGACTTCGAAGACAAATACTTCTGGAAAACCAGAAAAGACTACAACGTCTACCGATCAAAAACACTCGAAAAAATATGGGGCAAAGGAAACATCGAAATAGGAAACCTAACTTTCGAATCAGCGGCCTACGTAGCCCGCTACACAACAAAAAAAATAACCGGCGATGACGCACACGCCCACTACGAAAAAATCGACACAACAACGGGCGAAATCTACGGCGTCACACCTGAATACATAACAATGAGCCGACGACCCGGCATCGGCTACACTTGGTACCAAAAATATAAAGACGACCTCTTCCCAACGGACGAATGCGTCATCGACGGTCGCATCATGAAGCCACCGCGATACTACGAACTAATGTACCAAGAACAAGAACCAGAACAATACGAACAAGTAAAAAAAAATCGAAGAAAATTCTTCGAACAACACAAGCAAGACTCAACATGGCAAAGACTCCAACAACGCGAAACAGTAAAACACGCTCAACTACATCAACTACCACGAAATCTGGAGAACTAAAATGACACACAAAATGTTCGTAATCTACGACGTAAAAGCAAACGCATACATGCAACCATGGTTCTTAACACAAGAAGGCATGGCACTCCGAGCCTTCTCAGACTGCGTCAACGACGCAGACCACAACTTCGGGAGACACCCCGAAGACTACACACTCTTCAACATAGGATACTTCGACGACAACACCGCCGAAATCCACTCCCAAGCACCAAAATCAATGGGCAACGGACTCGAATACGTCAAACAAGAAGAGACACAACCCGATCTGTTCGCCAGTGAAATACCACACGGCGACGGAACCCGACAACATACAGACGGAGAAAATAAAACATGAAACAGAAAAGCGTAATGGCACACCAATTCAGCCAAGTACCAAAAGCTGAAATACCACGCTCAAGCTTCGACAGATCACACGGATTAAAAACCGCCTTCGACGGCGGCCTACTAATCCCAATCTTCCTGGACGAAGCACTACCCGGCGACACCTTTAACCTAAACATGACAGGGTTCGCCAGGCTAGCAACACCAATCTTTCCACTCATGGACAACATGTACATGGAAACCTTCTTCTTCGCCGTCCCCAACCGAATCATCTGGGACAACTGGCAAAAATTTTGCGGCGAACAAACAAACCCGGGAGACTCGACCGACTTCACAATACCGACGCTCGCAAGCGCCGCACCAGTCGGTCTCGCAGAG